GCGAATGTACACGGGGGTTACTCCTAGTTGTTGAAGGGGTCGAACGGATCGGGGTCGGTTTCGGCAGGTTTGCCGGGGGTAAGCGCGCCATAATAGCGGCGCTGCGATTCGGCGACGTCCTCCGGTCGAGGCTGCCGGGAAACGAACTGCTGATCCGGCAGGGCTACGAGGATCGTCACGGTATAGCAGAGGCAGTGCGGGTGCCCGGGCGGAACATTCCCCGCGGAATAATTGCCGTCTCCCAGGCCCTCGGTATCGTCACCGGCCAAGGCGTCGCAGATATCGGTACGCGGGTGACTCGGCGAGAGCCGCCAGCCGATCGCCTCGACATAGGGCAGGAAATCGCCGGTATCCGGGTCGGTGACGGTCTGTATGTGGCCTTCCCGATACGCGGTGTTGATCTCGGTCCGGGCGATTCGCATAGCCCGGTAGGCAATGTTATCGACGGCGTTGCCTTCCTCGTTTTTGAGAAACGGCTCGATCGTCTTCGCCATCTTCCGCGCGCTCTGGCCGGTCATGAGGCCGGAAACGACGCGGTCGCGCAGATCTGCCCGGGCGGCCTGGTCGAGCTTATACAGGCGCTGAGAGAGCAAGAGGCCGTCTTTGTACGTGCGGCTATAGGCCAGCTCGACGACGCGCCGCGGTACTCCGGCGATCTGGGTACTGACTCCGACGCTGGCCGCCGCGCCCTTCAGGGCAAAAGCCGCCGTCGGTACCGCGGGAACGGCCATTAAGGCGGGCTGTGCGAGCTGGTCGCGCTCGGCCAGCACGGAGCGCAGCAGATCCTTTTCCCGCTGCTCGGCGATCTGTGCCGATCGCAGGATTCCGGCGTCGAGCAGCTCTTTGTAATCGTCTCGAAAGTCGTCGAGGACCTGGTCGAGACTCGCCATGAGTTCGCGGCGGTACCGCTCGCCCAGAATGCCGCGGGGCGTCTCGATAATGACCTTGCGGAGATCTCGCGCGGTCCGTGCGAGAAGCCTCTCCAGGTCCGCGACCGCGCCGCCCAGAGACTCCAGATGGAGCCGCCGGGCGGCCTTGATATAGGCCGCGTAATCTGTTGCGAGAGACACGGCTTAGGGGGCGAGTGCTTCCTCGATCTGCCCGACCAGACGCTCGGCGTCGCGGAGGCAGTCGCTAGACCACATAAGGGACGAATGCAGGCAGGAAGCCGCGGGCGGGGTCGTGCTGACCGGAGCGGCCGGTTCCGGCGTATTATGCAGGGCGGCCTTGACTGCCTTCAGGCGCTGCAGGAGCAAACCGAGCCGGTCCTCGATAGATCTGGCCTGAGACGTGACGGTCGGTACATGGGTCGGCGCTGGCGGAGTCACGCGCGGCCTGTCACAATGCGGGCAGGGTTGGCCGACGCGGCGCTTCGGGTCGTTGCAGATACAGATCGTATCGGGGTACACGGTTGCTCCTTAACGGCCTCGGCCGTTGGCTTTTCGTTGGGTTTAACTGCGGAATCGTTGGGCTTGTCATCGAGCTTCAGCCGCTTGCGGGCGAGGTCGATACCGATCTCGACCAGGCCGACAACCAGGGTACAGAGGGCCGCTGTGGCGACGGTTTCCGCCACGTCCCGGGCGCTGGCCGCTTTAGGCATTTCCGGCCTCCTGCTGGCCGCCAGAGAGCGCGGGATCGGTTTCGGTGGGGGACGGCTTCGGCTCTTTCGCCAGCTCGTCTTTCAGGGCCGCCACGTCGCGGATTCCCTCGACCTGGGCGATAGCCTCGACGGCGCGATCGTGGGTAATGTAGCCGCCGACCTGCTCTTCCTGGATACGACCGACTTCTTTTGTCTTCTCGTCGGGGGTGAGGGCGAACGGGGCAGGCCAGGCGATCTCTACAGAGTAGGTGTCGATATCGCCGTCCTTCACGCCGAGCGGTACGCCGTGATTCTGGAGGCCGCGGGCGACCGTTTCGAGAAACGGCTCGATCCCGTCCTGCCCATAGCTCTTTTGCTTCTCGGCGGTCGTCTCCAGCAGAACCGTGTAAAGCTGCGTGAGAACGGCCTGCGAGAGCTGGCCCATGTTGGTTATCGAGGCGGGATCGAGGGAGACGGTTCCGGCGGCCTCCTCGATCTCGCGGCGCAGCTCGCGGGCGTATTCCATCATGGCCGTCCGGAGGCCGTTGCCGCCGGAGGGAAAGACTACCTTCGCCTGGTTCCCTTTTTCGCCGGTATCGGTCGATTTGAGGTCGATCGGCTGGCCCGGCTGTACGGGCTTGTCGATATCCTCGTCGTCGAGATCCGCGTCGATGAAATAGGGGTTTAGCTCGCTGTCGAACTGGTTGCTGCGGCGCATCTGGTACCAGACGAGGTTCAGATCGTCGATCAGCCGGAAGTACTCCCACATATCGCCGACGCCATAGAGATCATCCGTCTCGATGTTCTTTATGGGGACGATCGGGATCAGCTTAAAGGGGTTGGGACCGCTGGCCTCGGCGTCTTTGATCCATTTGTCGTAGGTATCCGGGTTGCCGTTCTTGCCGATCACGTCGGCCCGGATCGGCTCGTAAACGACCAGGTCCTCGGCAGTCCAATCCTCGCGGTACCAGGAGCTAGCGCCCGTGATCGCGTCGTAGTACAGGTACTGAACGCGAGCCATCAGGAGGCGCGTCCGGTCGTGAGGATGGTAGAACAGCCGGACCTGATCGACCAGGGAAAGCGTCTGTATCGAGAGAGCAGGAACGCTCTCCGGGTCATACGCGAACTTCAGGCAGACGCCGCCCTCGATCGCGCCCTTCTCGGCCATGGCGACGCAGCGGGCGGGCATGTGATTCTGCACCCACCACTCGCGGAGCTGCTCTTCGAGGGCTTCGTTACCGGCGACCTTGATCTCGATCCCTTTGCCGAAGAGGAAGCGAGCGCCGCGCCGTACCGCGCGCTTTGGCAGGGCGCGGCATTCCGGCAGCGGGCCGAGATCCTCGGTCTTCCAGGTCGTGAATCCGAAACGCGGATAGGGCCGGAGGCAGTGGTAGGCATGGGCACGCTCGGCGGCCTCCTTGAGCTTCTGGAGGCCCTCCGGCAGGTTCTTTGTGCCTATGAGCTGCGCGGCGAGCGCTGAGTCGGTTTGTTTCGCCATGGTGGTAACTGAGCGGCCTACGTGCCAGCAGCGCGGGCCTTGCCGCGGCGCGATTTCTTCACGCCGATCTTGCCTAAAAACCTGAGCAGCCCGTAAACGAACACATCGACCAGGTCGTCATGCTTCGATAGCGGGAAGCGCATTAGCTGGCCGACCAGGTCGGCGATCCCGCCCGCGGTGAACGGGTAAATGGTGGAGTCCGGCAGCCGGACCCGGAGCGACTCACAGAGCGGCGTCACGCCATGGGCGCGCTCCTCTTTGCTCTGGTTGTTCGTGCTGACCGGGATCAGGACGAGATCCGGGTCGGTGCGCCGGACGTATTGCATCAGCGTGGTACCGCTGACCTTGTCCTCGACGTAGTCGCCGCGGTATCGCTCGCCGAACTGCTCGCGATGCCAGCGCGCGCGATCGACCAGGTACTTCGCCAGATCCGGCGTCTCCCATCGTCCGTGAAGGATCGAGAGCAGGTAGACATTGCCGTCCGCGCCGCTCGCGAAGGTCGCACAGGCGCTTTCGTCGTTCTGCTCCTTGTCCTTCAGGGCCGTATCCCAGCAGCTCCAGATCTCCAGGAGCCGCGGTAGCTTCTGGTAGCGATCGGCGAACCATTCCGCGCGGAATATCGAGCCGCCCGCAGGCTGTGGGTTCTGCTGGAAGAGGGCCTCGAAGCTGCTCTTCAGGACCTTCTTACGCCGGAGCAGCTCGTCAACGTCGTAGCGCTCCGGACAGAGCGCCGCGCCCGGTGCGCGGCCTAGCGGGTCGTTTTCTTCGGCGAGCGCTGGCAGCTTGATAACTGTCCAGTCCGGCCCTTCAGCACTCGCCAGAATGCGACCGGCGAGATCATCGTCATGCCAGCGCGTCATTATCAGGATGATCGCGCCGCCCGGTTCCAGACGGGTCAAAAGGTCGTCGGTGTACCAGTCGTAGCACTTATCGCGGTACGCCGGGCTATTGGCCTCGGCGCGGCTCTTAACCGGATCGTCGATAATGATCAGATCCGCGCCCATGCCGGTTACGCCGCCGCCGACGCCAGCCACGCGGACGCCGCCGCCCTCCTCAGTTGCCCAGTCGTTGACGGCCTGCTGATCGGGGGCGAGGCGAACCTTCTCGGCCTTCGCGATCCGGCGCATTTTGCGCGAGAACTTGAAGGCCAGATCCGCCGAGTAGGCTCCGACGATTACCCGGGTTTCCGGCTTCCGGCAGATCCGCCAGATCGGATACCGGACCGTACACTGCTCCGACTTACCGTGTCTCGGCGGGATGAACAGCATAAGCCGGTCAATCTCGCGGTCGGTGATTCGTTGGAGCTGAATCTGTATGAAAATGAGATAGGCCCAGGTCCATACCCAGGTCGGCGATACCTTCTGCAGCCACTCCAGGAATGGCGGAAACTCGGGCGCTTTCGGCTTATCAGGATCAATCCTGTCTGCCGTACTCTCCAGCAAGTCGCCTAAAGAGGGCCGTGATTTCGCGTTGACCGTGGGGATCTGTGACATGGACGTTGACCGCGCCCTCGATCTCATTCAGCATCGCGGCGACCTTCTCGATCGGGACATCGACCTGCAGCTTTGTGCGGCGTTTGGTGTCGGTGTCAGCGAGGTAAGCGAGGAGCTTCCAGAGGCTCTTGACCTCCTCCCAGGCAGCGTAATCGGCGGCTCCCTCGCGGCAGAGGTCCTGCAGCGTCTCGATCGCCTGGCTGACTTCGATCTTGCTCTCTTCTATGCGCTCACGATCGCCGGAGGCCACGGCGCGGTTACCTCTTCGCTGTGCCGCGTCAAGGGCCTTGGAAGCCTCCAGGAGAGCTTCCCACGTCTCCCCGCATTCGCCTGTATCCACGCGCTGTACCAGGTCGTCGATGCGCGCCTTGACGGCCGCGATATCCGGGCGCAGGTTGAGCAGATCCGGATCGGCGAGGCTGGCCTCGAAGGCTTCAGTCATCCGGGCCGGGAGATGGTTTTTGTAGCGGCAGTATTTGCCGTGTTCGTAATGGACGGAGGCCGGGCCGATTGGCGTATCGCCGCCGTGGAGAGAGCAGCGGCCGATCGGCTCGATCCCGGGATTCTGGCAGGGTGTCCCGTTGTTGGTCTTCGCGCCGCAAAGTTTGGTGACGCCGGGTAGTGGCATGGTCAGTTAGGGCCGGAAAAGAACGTGCCTGCGATCAGGCCGAAGGCCAGCGCGGCGATGTAGAAGATTAGGGCGAAGCGATCGAAGAGCTGGCGGCCGTTCATGGCAGATCCTCCGACACCCTAAAAGGGTATGATCTCGGCCCGCGAGGCGCGGCACGGGCCGGATCGAGTACGCGCGATTTCGCACGAGGACGCCTTGAGGAATGGTTAAACGTCGGCGCTTGCGAGATGCTGCAGCGTTTCGAGCGCGCGGCGACGCAGGTTGACGACGTCGGAAACGGTCAGGTCTAGCTCGGCGGCGACCTGGTCGAAGGGCCGGGCCTCGAAGTAGAAGCAGCGGATCACGCGGGCCTGCAGCTCCGGCAGACGGAGCAGGTTTTCCTCGGTCAGTAGACGGCGCAGCGCGGGCGTCTCCAGCTCGATATCATCCGTCGCTTCGTCGCTCAGGTGCTGGCGCAGGGTTTGCAGAATGCGCCGCTCGGCCTTCCACACGGTCATGTAGTGGCATCCGAGAATATCCGCGACCTGGTGCAGCGTCTTGCGATCGTAAAACCGGGCGCGCAGTATGGCCCGGTCGCGCTGGTCGAAGCGCTCAAAGTACAGAGCGATCTGCAGCCTGGCATCGGTGGCGGCTGTAAAGTCCTCGCCAAAGGCCGGATCGAACTCCGGATCAGTGGTATCCGATTCGCCGATATCGCTCATCGCATCGAATCGGACGGTAGGAAGCACAGAGGCGCAGCTCAGTACGTCCTGCACGACGACCTCGGAAAGGCCGGTCTTTCTGGCGATCTCCGCCAGTGTCGGCGTTTCGCCGGTCTTGGCCTTGAGCTGGTCTTTGGCCGTTTCGATCGCAAGCCGTCGCCGCCGGTGTTCTAAAGGTTCGCGGATCTCGCTGCCTTCCGTTCGGATACGCAGCAGCATCTGTTTCCGGATGCAGATCCGGGCGTAGGCTTCAAACGTCGTGGCCTTCGGGCTGGTCGGATCGTAGCCAGCGAGGGCGTACCCCACGGCAGCAGCTCCGGCGAGTTCCAGATCCTCGGATTGGAGGCCGACGCAGGCACTCAGTCGACCGGCTTCGCGCTCGATCACGGAGGCCAGAGCGGCCCGTACCTCGCCCTCGATCTTATCGGCACGGTCCCGGCTGCCGCGTTCGTTCCAGCGTCGCCACCGTGCGGCCGCCGCGTCGAGCGCAGCGGGATCATTTGCTAATAACATATTTGGCGTTCCTGGCGGGGATTTATGCCGAGGTCTTCAGGCCGGTGCGGGCGAACATCATCCGGCGTACTTCGGCCTCGGCCTTTTTGGGGCGGACCATGCCGGAAAGCTGGCGCAGGATACGCAGCTCGCGGCGGGTGTACTTGGGGGCGGTGCGTCGGTACGCCGAGGGCGGGGTTGGGCTATCCACGATCAGGCGGCCATAGACCGTCTTCGGCTGGTAGCAGGAGAAGCCTCGACCTTTATATTCCCGGGGCGCGGCGGTCGGAAATTCGGTCAATGTCCGCGAGTTCATCAGGTCCATAGGCGGCACGATCGCGACGGGGTGATGGAATACGGGTGCGAAGATTCTTGCAAATGGATTCACGGGCGGGGTTTTCCTCCGGAGCGGCGGGGGTGTTTGTGCCGGGCCGGGTGCGTGGTGATCCGTGGGAGAGGATCGGGGGGCGACGGGGGCGAGATCAGGAGGAGAGAGAGGAGCTGCAGCACTGCAGCCAGGATCTCGATCAAAGGCGCTGCGACCAGGTCACGGAGCGGCGGGCCTTGTCGCGGGCTGTGGCGAAGGTCGGATAGAGCGCCGCGGCCAGCAGGGCCACTATAGCGATAACGACGAGAAGCTCGATCAGGGTTAGGCCGCGCATCTTCATGCGGACCGCCCTCCCCGCATGATGATAGCGGGAGCCTCGTAAGAGGGCGACCCGAGAAGATCGAAGCGAGGGCCGAAAACGCCGCGTTTCTGTGGTGCGCCTCGATCGACGTCCATCGCCACAGCAGCCGCGGCCTCGACCTGGTCGGCGGCCGCCAGCCGTGCGCCGATCAGCGCGGCGAGCGTTTCGGTGTCATGGGGCGAATGAATCGCGCCCGAATGAATATTGATTCCCCAGCGCTCGCGGTCCGCACCGTTCGGCAGATCCTCGGCCTCGGTCGTCTCACCAAAGGGATCATCGTCGAAGTTCGGCAGGTTGTCGAGCTGGTCGCCAGTTGGGCAGGGGCGAATAGTGAAAGGCTCGATGAAGATCATCGGCGGAGGAGGCGGGGCATAAATAGCGACCTCGGCGGCGAAGCGGCTGGTCGTCGAGGTCGCGACGATTAAGGGACCGACGGCGATCTCGGTCCGCGTGGTCATTTCGACTTCCGCACGGAAGACGACGGCAGGCGGCATGGCGGGGTGCCTTTCTGTCAGAGAGGGACAGATCGAGCGTTATACGGCTCGGGACGTGGCGCAGGGAGGCGCAAGGGGCGACGGTGGGGAAATGTCCGGCTGTCACGGCGCGGCGCGCAGATCCTCGATCTGCGAGGCCCCGTGACCCGCTGCGTCCGGGCCTCTTCCCTTCCCAAGTAAAGAGGCCCGGCGCGGCGGTTAAACGGTTCGGACAATTACAGTGTAGGCAAAACCCGTGCCAATAGCAAGGGCCGCTATGCCAGCACGGCGGCACTATTAGTGCCGCTCAAATTGCAAAAAAAGCCACATTACACCGTAGAGTCTTACGGTGTAATGTGGCTTTTGGCCCTACGCGGCGAGCTGCAGCGGCATGACGGCCACGGCCCGCATTATTCCGCGCGGAATGGTGAGGGTTGGCGTCTGGGGCGGAGCAGCCGCTGCTTGCATGGGGTTGCCTTGCTTACATGGGGTTGCCGTGGCATCCCCTGCCGGGGTAGCCGGGTCGCGCTTCTTCCAACGTCGCCGGTTGTAGCGTCGGGGCTTGAAGTTTCTTTCCCTGAGCGTGATCTGCTGCTGCCAGAAGCTGATGATCGAGCCGACCAGGTCGGGCGAGCATTCGAGCGCCTCGGCGATCTTGCCGACGGTCAAGCCGTCGAATCGCATCCACATGATCTGACTGTACACATCGGCTCCGTACAGGTTTCTGGCGCGGGCGTTGGCCTCCAGGGCGAACGTGATCCGCTTAGGTTTCGGTAGTTTATGGGCCGTGCGAGTGGCAACGGCAACGCGGGGGCTTTGTGTGTCTATCAGACATAGATCGGGCCGCTCATTCTCGGCGGCTTGAACTGGTGACATTGCGAATAGCTCCTGAAAAGGCAACCGGTAAGGGGGAAGGTATGACGAGGACCGGGGCGAACCACGCACCAAATTTGCTGTAAACGACAGGCAAACATAGATAATTGTAACACAGAGCGCGCCTGGTTAGCCGGGATAGCGTTCGGCGCTCGGCGGCGGGATCGTGTCACCGGCGACCGCGCAAAACTCCTGCCGCTCCAGATCGACCCAGAACGTGTACCTCTCCTGCAGGTCGAGGCCCATGCTGGCAAAGCGCGCTTCGAGCTGCTCAGAGAGCCAGGCGAAACGCTCCTCAGAGACAGAGAACATCGAAGGGTAATCTGGCGGCAGGACTTCCCCCACAGGAATCCTGTACACCGGCGGCCACGGCTTAATCTCCCTTGCCATATCTATAGACCTGTCTTCGCCGCGGCGTTGTCGCGGAATAGCTCGGCGTCACGGATATACCGGTCGAGTACTCGGTCGCTCTTGTGCCTGGTCGTGCGCTTGATCGAGCGGTTATCTGCACCGACGAGAGCGGCACTGGTCGCAAGTCCTGCTCGCAAAGAG